TCCAGAAAAAGGTGGTTGGTTTGCTCACTTTGTTGAATACGGATTCATCAATAAGTACGGAGAATATGTCAAAGGAGCCAACTTTGGCTTTGCTGAAAAAGCAAAAAAAGGAGGGCTCTCTCTCGTGAGAAACACATTCAAGACGCTCATGAGAGCGTTTCTTGACAAACAAGTAAAAGCGTCACTCAAATGATTGGTAAGGTCATCAAATACAAGTTTGACAATGATTCTGATCTGAACACTTTGTTCAGCGGTAGAGTCTATCCACTCGTTGGCGCGCAAACAGCACAACATCCTTTCGCGATTTATGAGATTGTTGTCAATGACGCACAGCGTTCAAAAGACAGCGACTCACATCTCGATGAAATGAATGTCAGAGTGACAATTGTTTCGACTTCATATGCTGACACGCAGAACGCAGTTTCGTATATTAGAAGCGCATTCGTTCGCATGAATGAAACGATTGAAAGCATTAAAGTACAATCATGCTCATTCGACGGTGAGCGCGATTTGTTTAGTGATGACGAAAGAACTTTCTCTTCTCAAGTAGATTTGATATTTCGCGTTTCACTTGATTAATAATTGAATAATAAAATAAAAACAAAAGAAAATGGCTGCAACAAGCATCATGAACTCAACTGACGTTGTGATTCAAATCAGCGAAGATGGCGGAACAACTTACGACATCATCGGCCGTGCAACATCGGCATCATTAAGTGTTTCAATGGAGACACGCGACACAACTACAAAAGACTCTTCTGGATGGCAAGAGAATCTTGAAGGTCTCAAAGCGTGGTCACTTAGTGGCGACGGACTTGTCACCTACTCAATCTCTGGAGATTACGACACACCAGACGATCTGTTTACTTTGTTGTCAAACCGTACACTTGTGAAAGTGAAATTCGGTTCTGAAACAAGTGGTGAGATTGACTACACTGGCGACGCGTATCTCGTAAGCTACGAACAAGAAGCGGGGGTTGAAGAAAACGTGACATACTCGTTCGGATTTACCGGAACTGGCGTATTGACTCAAGCGTCTGTCGCTTAATACTAAACAACAGAGAGAGCATCGAGAGATGCTCTCTTTTTAACAACATCAACAAATATGGTTCAGATAATAGAAACAAACGAAAGAAAACACGCAGTCAGATTTGGGTTCAATGCACTTCGCGAATTCAGTAAAATGACTGGAACAACTTTGTCACAACTTGAAGACTTAGGCAATGACATGACACTTGATCAAGCGATCACGCTCATGTTTTGCGGTTTCAAAGATGGGGCAAGAAAAGAGAAAATACATTTTCGCTATGACGTTGCAGATATTGCAGATTGGATTGACGAAGATGAAGAACTGATTGAAAAAGTGTTTGCTGTTTTTGAAGAACAATACAGCACGAAGTCAGAAAAAAAGAAATAGGCCGACGCGATCACAACAAAAAGAAAGCGACTTGGGACGATCTCGAATCATTCGCGTTCGGCCAGATTGGGCTCAGACCTTTTGAATTTTATGATTTGCTTCCGAGAGAGTGGACAAATTTAGTCAGCGGATTCAATGAGCGAGAGAATAGAAAAGAACAAAGTGAATGGGAAAGAACGCGTTGGCAAACAACGCTTCTGTTGAATGTTCACACAAAGAAATCGATCAAGGCAAGAGATTTGATTGTCTTTCCTTGGGAGAGTAAAAACAAAAAGCACAATATCTGGACGAAAGGAGAGATCATTGATGTCATAAACAAAAGAAACGAACGCGCAAAACTAAAGCATGGCCAATCTCTCAAGTCTTAATTTTCGCCTAACGGCAAACATCGCGCCATTCAAAAAAGGGCTGACAAAAGCAGAGCGATCAATGGATCGACTCGGCAAGAAGATGCAGGCAACCGGCAAAAATATGTCGATGAAACTGACTGCGCCACTTGTTGCTCTTGGTGCTGTCTCTTTTAATGTCTTCAAAGGATTTGAAGCAGAGATGTCAAAAGTCAAAGCGATCTCTGGTGCAACAGCAGAAGAGTTCAAAATGCTTTCAGACAATGCGAAAGCATTAGGCTCTTCAACAATGTTCACTGCTCGAGAAGTAGCGTCTCTTCAAACAGAGTTCGCAAAACTCGGTTTCAGTGCAACAGAGATCACAAAAGTCACTGAAGGAACTCTCGCTCTCGCTCAAGCATCTGGTTCTGATCTCGCAAGAGCGGCAGAAGTCGCTGGTTCTACACTCAGAGCATTCGGTCTTGACGCATCAGAAACTGGTCGCGTCACAGATGTCATGGCGAAATCGTTCTCGACATCTGCACTCGACATGGAGACATTCGCAAACTCAATGAAGTTTGTCGCTCCAGTTGCAAAAAGTGCTGGAATGAGCATTGAAGAAACATCAGCGATGATGGCTGTTCTCGCAAATGCTGGTATCAAAGGCTCTCAAGCTGGTACTTCACTGCGAAGAATCATCTCAGAGATTGGTGCTTCTGGAAAGCCAACATCTGAAGCACTGAAAGATCTCGCTGAAAAAGGCATCGGTCTCGCTGATGCAAAAGATGAAGTCGGTCGTTCAGCACAATCAGCACTCTTGATTCTTGCTGAAGGCGTTGATCAGATCAAGCCATTGACGAAAGAGTTTGAGAACGCAAAAGGCTCTGCAAAATCAATGGCAGACGAAATGGGCGACAACGCTCTCGGTGCTTCAAAGCGTCTCGAGTCAGCAATGGAAGGTCTCGGAATCTCTGTTGGTGAAGTTGTTGCAGAAGCCGTTGTTCCTTTGATTGAAGGATTCGCAAATCTTGCAAGTAAATTGAACAAGGCTTCACCAGCAGTGAAAAAGACGGTTGTCGTCTTTGCGGCGTTGTTAGCTTCAGCCGGTCCGCTTTTGTTCTTGACTGGCGGTTTGATCAGAAATGTTCGTCTTCTGAGATTTGCAATGATCAAATCAAACACGGTTACAAAGATTGCGGCCGCAGTTCAAAGAGCGTACAATTTAGCACTGACAGCAAATCCGATCGGTGTTGTCATCGCGGGATTGGCAGCCTTCGCCGCTGTTTTGATGTTAGTCAACAGACGCAAAAAAGAAGTTGTTGAAACACAGCACAAATTGAGCGAAGGCGCAAAGAAAGATATTGCAGAAACTCAAGTGCGCACGACTCAAGCGAACAAGTTGATGAATGCGATTCAAGATCAGAACATCGCGCAAGATCAAAGAAAAAGATTGATCACGAAACTAAACACGGAATATGGTGATCTTCTTCCGAATCTGATTGATGAAAAAGACGCGACAAATGACATCGCAACCGCTCAAAGAGAAATGAACAAACAAGTCGCCAAAAAGATAGCATTGATGGCGGCTCAAGATGAAATGACAGCGGTCACAAAGAAAGCAGTTGACGCACAAACGCAATTCAACAAAACTCTTGCAGTCAGTGATGAACTTGCTGTTCAAATGAAAGAACAATTTGGTCGCATTCTTAGTGACGGCGAATTGGAAGACGTGATCAACAGCTATCAAAAATTTACACCAGAACAACAAAAATTGGCATCTTCTGTCGGTGCTACAAATGCAATCTTGAAGTCTCAAGAAATCGCTTTGAAAAACGCAAACAAAGCAGTTGTGAAAGTCGGCGAAAATGTTGACAAGATTGCATCGAGCATGGCAACGGCTTCTGTTGAAATTGAAGAAGTTGAAGACGATCTTGACGGACTTGGCAACGGCGCTGAAGACGCAGAAAAAAAACTGAAAAGACTTGCGAACATCAACTATGATGGCATGGGGGATTGGTTCGATAAGTCAGAAGAAAATCTTGCGAACACAAGTGACGCGGCAGATGAATTCGATCATTCATATCGCAAAGCATATGAATCAGCAAAGAGATTTGCTTTGAAATACAAAGAACTGAACAACGCAGTTGCTGAACTCATGCATCGCACAACGATCGACACAATCGCAGGAATGGCAGAGATCGCGGGTGCAATGGTAATGGGCGAAGCGTCATTTGCTGATATGGGATCTTTCTTACTGGGTACATTTGCTGGGTTGTTAGATCAACTTGGGCGAATGTTTATTCAATACGGGATCAGCGTTGAAGCATTTGTCAAAGCATTGGCCGCTGGGCCAACGCCAATGGGCGCCGCTTTAGCAGTGGGCGCGGGTATTGCAATGATCGCGGCCGCTGGTGCGATACGAGCGAAAATGTCGAAAGCGTCTGAAGGTGATATTCCAGCACTGGCTGAAGGGGGAATTGTGACGGGACCGACTCTTGCGCTCGTTGGCGAAGGTAGAGAATCAGAAGCAGTTCTACCGCTCTCGAAATTGAATGCGCTCATGAATAACGGCGGGAACGGCTCTCAACGCGTTGAAGTCGTTGGTCGCATCTCTGGATCAGACATACTACTTTCTCAAGAGAGAGCATCACGCAACCGAACAAGACAAAGAGGTTTTTAATATATGGCGAATCCAAAACTCTTTTCCGAGTTCCGCAGTAGCTACGGACATTTTTACTTGATTGAAATTTGGGACGACGAATATACGGGAACCGACCCCGACCAATTCAATGTCACGGGTGATGGTTTTGAATTGAACTATTCGGGGCAAACGGACAACATATATTCCCCAATCATTGGGTCGTCGGTATCGTTTGGAATGTACGTTCAAGATTTAGCAACAACCGCGTTTTTGAACACGCTCAAACAATACCAACAAGACCGCTATTTCGTCAAGATTTGGAAAGGTGAATTCAGCGGTGAAGATGCCAACACGTGGTACAATACAAGCAAGGTTTCCGACGATGGATTGGTGATGTCATTTTCACCCGATGAGGAACAAATGGTGTACCTCGACTTTCATTGGGGTGGCTACATCGTGCAAGACATCATTGAAGTTGAAGATGTTTCGCAACCTTACATTCTAAACATCCAAGCCACGGACGGCATTTCAAAGTTAAAAGACACTAAATGTGGCACGTCATTCTTTAGACAATCCACGAACCAATTTATCAACGCATTGGACCAAGTTGGTGTGTTGGGAATATATGGAAGCGAACACCCCGTGTTGGCCGTTGTGTCGAACTGGTGGGCGCAAGAAATGACCTACAACGCCAACAACAATCCGCTGGATGAAACGTGGGTTGATTTCCACGCGTTTGACACGATTGATGAACAAGGTGTTTACACCAACAAAAATTGGTTTGAAATATTGTCACAAATATGCACGATTTTCGGGTTGCGTTTTTACTATTCAAACGGCCAATACCGATTGGAACAATTGTTCCAGCGTGACGCATCGTCAATGATTCAACATCAATACAAGAAGGACAAAACAAAGATTGACAACGCGTCGGTTTCTTACAACAAGACCATCGACCAAACGTCAAACAAAGCGCGTTTGGCTGGAAATATTTTCAACTTTTTGCCCGCGGTGAATGATGTGGCTATCACATTGAATCAAGAACCAAAGGCGATGAAGGGGGTGACGTGGAAAAATGGAGTTGACCCGAACTTGGCGATTGGTTTGGTTTCATCCGCGTTGCAGAATCAATTGACGTTGGTGTTCAATCACCAAATCAAATTGTTTTTAAATGTCAACGTTAATCAAAACAACATCTTTGCGAAGTTAAAATTGAATATTGAATTGTTTGATTTTGACAACAACGTCACCTACTATTTGAAAAGAACATTCAGCGGAATGACACCATCGACACCCGTATGGACCACAACACAATCGGGTTCGGGGTACGAAGTTTTTGTTGGCACGTTCCAAGAATTTAGCGGTCAAGTGACTTTGGGAAATTCCGATGTCATTCAAGTCGGTGGACCAACAACGATTGTGACGCCGCCAATCCCAACCGATGGCGACATGACAATCAATTGGGATTTTGTTGGTTTTGTAAACACGAATGGTTCCGTTCGTGGATTGAACGTCGGGAATTCGTCATCATACAAGATGACGTTGCAATCCGTGGCGACATCATTCGGCTCAATACAAAATCAAACAACAAGAATTCGAGCCGTGTCGCCAAACGCTGATGTCAATGGATTGATTTCTTATGAACTGCCCGAAACAAGTGTGTTCACTGGGCAAGGTGAACGCGGTTCATTGGTGGAGCAAATAAACGTTGGCGGGTTATTGATAAAAATTCCTTACACGAATTGGCGCGAAGGGAATTCCGGTTCATATAAAACAATCCAACGATTGGTGTGTGAAGAATTTTTGAAACTGATGGATGAACCGATTCAAAAATACATGGGGCGTTTTTATAGTTCCCACGATTTCCGTCAACGATTGGTTTTTGATTCAAAGAATTGGGTGCAGTTGGGCGGAACGTATTCAGCAAACACGGATGAATGGGATGGCGAATGGTTCGCAATAAGTCGCGCGTCTATCACGCCAACGTTTGATGATGTGACAACAATCACGGATGTGATTGCAGTCGGTAACGTCAACGGCTTGACGGGCAATTCATCATTCGAAGGCATTGACGCCGTGAATGCTGATCTGAACTCTGTTGATGTAACTACGAACGCAAACGTTGACGGCAACACAACGCTGGGCGGAACGCTTGGCGTCACTGGCAATTCAACACTGGCGGCCACATCGGTTGGTGAGTTCACAACAACGGGGCGCGTGAATGTGACATTGAATGAAGTGACGGGAACGCCAAGCGGTTCTGAAACATTATCATCGGCCAACAATTTCAACTTCATTGATTTTGCAAGTGGTGAAAATGGAACGTACACATTGAATTTACCATCATCAGAACCGGGATTGATTATGCGATTCAAAACGGATGACACCATCGCCGCAAACAAAAACATTTCATTGACTCCGCAATCGGGTGAACGCATTGATGGCGAAGATTCGTACTCAATGCAAAGGCCCTACGATGGTGTCACATTGATGGGCGGGCCGAATGGCGATTGGTTTGTGATTCAGAAAAAAGAGAAGTGATCTGATCACGCGTTGATAGTTAACTTTACAAAACATATAAAGACGAAGATGAATGAAACAATCTCAATTCTACTACCTCCTCCGGAGAGGGTTGTTCAGCGCGGGTTCGGCAATTATCAAAAATGGACTGGTTATGTTTAACAAGTTCACGACTGCTGGCCTAAATTTCCCAGCCCAAGGCTCGGCCGAATTCAACGGGACGAGTGATTATATACAAACGGACAACGCGTTCAGTCATACGAACCACACGATAGCGGCTTGGGTTTATGCGGATGATACGGGAAATAGTAAATTTATTTTTGATAACCGAGACGCGTCAAGCGATGGTATTTTGTTGTATATGCGCTATTCGGAGGCTCCTATTTACGCTTGTAATGGTACGTCAATAGTCGCAACTACAACGCATCCAAATGAATGGATTTTCGTTACTGGTACCTATGATGGAAGTACAATGCGTCTATATATAAACGGAAGCGAGAATATAACGAGTTCGGTAAGTTTAACGATAAACACCGAAAGCGATTCAACGATAGGCAAACAAAACTATTCGGATGCTGAATGGTTTGACGGCAACCTCGCAAACGTCGCAATATGGAACCGCGCACTTTCAAGCGATGAGATTAATTCCGTGATGTGGAAAAGCTACGAAGCATTAAGCGGTGCGGAATCAAACGGCCTTAAGGCGTGGTATTCTTTGGATGATATAAGCGGCACAAGCGTGCCGGATTCAAGCGGTAACGGGAACACCGGTACGGCTAACTAAAAAACATTTTTTTATTATGGCAGTACAAACAACTTTAGTGAATAAACCACTAAACCCGCGCGGCAATGACCAAAG